CGAGAAGGACGAGTGGGGCGGCGTCGAGCAGGGCGGCGTCGGGAACATGGTCGACGGGAAGAAGGCCGTGGGCCCGGAGTCCTGCATCCTCTGGAGCCACCGCGCGGAGGACGTCGCGGGCCTCCTGACGGGCTGGCCCCTGCTGGACCAGGCCTTCGAGCCGTGGTGGTTCGGCGTCGTCCACGAGCTCAGCACGAACCGCTACTTCGAGCGCAAGGGCGAGCCCACGACCAAGGGCTTCGCCCCCGCCGAGATCATCGGCGAGGACGGCAAGGCCATCAACGGCTGGCAGTGGCTGGCCGACCACGTCGGCGCCTCCCGGAACGGCTCGAACATCATCCTCGACTCCAAGACGGACGAGAAGGGCAACCGTCTGATGGACTTCGAGTACGTCCAGGACGAGGGCCGCGGCGAGATGTTCGTCGAGCGGGCCGAGAAGCTCGAGGTCCGGAAGCTGCGGGCCCTCCTGATCACGGACCGGGTCATGGCGGCCGGCGCGGGCGGCCTCGGGAACGCCGACGCCGAGTTTCAGGCCGACGTCCTCAGCATGTTCATGGACGCGACCGTGACGGACTGGCTCGGCTCCGTCGTGAACCCCCAGGTGGTCGAGGACCTCGGCCGCTTCAACTTCCCGGAGGACCGCTGGAAGCAGTCCCGCACGCGTGTCGTGGCGGGCGGTCTTTCGAACGGCATGAAGGGCCTCCTGAAGGACGTGATGAAGATCGTCCTCCAGGCGGACAGCATGATCGCCGACGGTCGCCCGACGCAGCTGCTGGAGCGGCTGGACGTCGAGGGCATCGCCCGCTCCATGAACCTCCCCATCCGGCCCGCCGACGAGATCGAGCAGATCGAAAAGGCCCGGAAGGAGGCGCTGGACGAGGAACGCGCGGCAGCCGCCGACGCGGACCCCCAGCTGACGGACGAGGGCGGCCAGGTCGCGCGCAAGACGCTCGAGGGGCGAGGCGCGCGCGAACGCGAGGGGCACAGCAAGGACGAGTAAGTCGGCCGCGCGCGGGAGTGACGACCTGCGCGAGGCCTGGAACAGGTGCAGCGAAGGCGCGGCGGGCGTACCCCGCCTTACCACGGGCCTGGGGCCCGTGCCCTGAAAGGGGGTCTTCAATGTCGGGTCGGTTCAAGTTCAAGGGGTCCAAGGCGGTCGGCGCGATCCACATCTCCGCCCAGCCGGCGGATACGGGGATCGTGACCATCGGCAACAAGGTCTACGAGTTCGACTCGAACGCCACGTTCACGGCCGGCCGCGTGCAGGTCGTGATCGGGGGCGACGCCGAGGCGACGGCCGAGGCCCTGATCGCCGCGATCAACGCCAACAAGCCCGCCATCCCGGTCACGGCCGAGATGGACTCCGTCAACGCGTCGGGCTACTGCATCCGCCTCGTCGCGGATCGCGTGGGCGCGAACGGCAACATGGTCCTCACCGAGAGCGCCACGAACCTCACGGTGTCGGGCTCGGGCACGATGCTCGGCGGCGAGAACGCCGGCATCCAGACGCCCGCGCGCGGCGAGTACATCGTCGAGGACGAGGACATCCTGGCCGACTGCATCCGGATCCCGACGGGCCTGACGAGCCCGCGGTTCCCCCAGGCGTCCTGCCGCACGACGGCGGGCGTCGTGAAGCACCCGACGTGGCAGATGACCGTCGACGGCGGCGACATCCTGCTCACGTTCGCGGGCGCGACGGACCCCATCGCGGGCGACATCGTCCGCTGGGAGGCCTACGAGTAACGCTTCGCTGCGTTCGTCTCAGGCGCTGAGGGGTATCGCCCTCAGCGTGCTGACAAGCGCAGCCTGAGCCAAAAAGGGAGATCGGATGAAGAAGAAGATCGCGCTGGTGCCCGACCTGGAGACCCTCCGGTTGATCTGGCCCATCCTCCCGAAGGACCTCGCCCGCGTCGAGGAGGGTGACGACGACTACGTCTACGATGCGGCTTCCACCGCCACCGACGACGACAACCTCGTCATCAAGCCCGCCGAGAAGCTCACGACCCAGCCCGGGCGGTGGCTGAAGCGCCGCCTGGCGGCGGCCGACCTGTCCCCCGAGATGCTGGCGGGGGTCCAGCCCGGCCAGCGCGCCATCAACGTCCTGCGCGTCGCGTCGGACGTGGTCCACGAGCAGACGGTGACCATCGGCGACGACGTCTACGAGATCGAGATCGTCAACACCGACTCGACCGACGACACCGACAACGGGGACTTTGACAGCGAGGACAGCCCCCTCGAGATCGCGGCCGCCGACTACCCGGGCACGACCTGGGCGGCGGGGCTGCTGATCCGGGTCGAGAACGAGATCATGCGCGTCGCCAGCGTGTCCGGCGGCGTCGTGACCCTGCTGCGCGGCCAGTCCGGGACGACCATCGCGGCCCACGCGGACGCCGAGAATATCTACAAGGGCGGCGGCGTCACGGCGGGCCGCATCGCGGTCGGCCTCGTCACGACCCTCACGCCGGCGGCGTTCTCGCCCGCGCTCGTGGCCGACATCAACGAACACGGGACCGAGGAGGTCACGGCCGTCGACGTCAGCGAGAACGAGGTCCTGATCACGGCCGACGCAGTCGGGGCCGTCGTCCTGGCCTGCGCCGAGACGCTGGGCGGGGCCAACAACGCGTGGGCCGCGGCCGCCATGTACGGCGGCAAGGCCTCCGGGCTCGTGAAGCTCTCGATCCAGAAGCGGGTCCCGAAGGCCGTCGAGATCGCGCTCGGGACCATGCAGTTCCACTTCGACTTCGCCCCGACCGTCATGGCGGTCCTCGTGAACATCACCGCGACGCCGGGCGTCGCGAAGCCCTGGGACGGGACCGTCGAGGTCCTGGAGAACCTCGTGACGCTCGTGGACGGCGGGTCCGAGAACCTCGAGGCCACCGACACCGTGACCCTCGTGGTCAGCCAGTAGAGGAGAACCGATGGACAGCCTGATCGCTTTCAAGGGGGTCGAGCCCCTGCACATGGCGGCCGCGCCCGGCGAGGACACGGACATCTTCCCGTCCGACTTCTCCACCACGGAGAAGGGTCCCCACCGTCTCGTGGGCCAGATCCAGCTGTTCGGCGAGACCTCCGTCGTCCACCTGATGCGCCGCAAGCGCAGCGGCAACACGAAGGCGACGGGGTGGATCAAGGTCGTCGCGGGCGCGGACCTCGCCGACACGGACGACTTCACCCTGGACGACGGCACGAACCCGGCCGTCAACTTCGAGTACAACTCGTCGGGCGGCATCACGGGCGACTATGCCATCCCGTTCACGGCGGCCCGCACGGTCGAGTACATGCGTGACGCGACCCTCGCGGCGATCCAGGCCGCCATCGACGCCGACGACCTCGACATGGAGGCCGTCGCCGATCCCGAGGACGTCTCCAAGATCCTCCTGACGAGCAACACGGACAGCGAGGACGCGAACGTCGCCGCGACCGAGGCCGTGACGGACGCCGGCTTCGAGATCTCGGGCATGGACGGGTGGGTCGAGGACGGCGAGGTCCTGATCCCCCTCGGGGAGGCGACGGAGGCCGAGCCCTTCCCCCTCACGGCCCTGATCCACGGCGACTACACCTACAACCTGCAGCTGGACACGGACGCCGAGATCGAACTGCTCGAACTCGCATACACGAAAGCATGAGCGTCGCGCGTGACCTCCTGAGCCTGCTCGCCTCCGCCGCGAACCTCGCGGCGCTGGACGAGATCTACGCTCGCGTGATCGACCGCATCCTGCGGGAGGTCGCGTCGGGAGTCACGCGCCCCGGCGCCGCCCGCGCGCGCGAGACCCTCATCCGCATCCGGGAGATCGCCCGGGACATCGACCCCAAGCGCGACGGCGCGCTGCGCCGCTGGATCTACGAGGAGTTCCCGAACGCCTACTACCTCGGCGACGACGCGGCCGTCCAAGGCATCCGGTCCCAGACCGAACGCGCCGCCCCGGAGCGGGCCCAGGGCTTCCCCGAACCCCGCACGGCGTTCACGCCCATCAACCAGATCCAGCTGCGCGCGCAGGTGGCGGCCATCACGGACAAGCTGTCGGACCTGCAGCGCCAGATCCTGAGCCGCGCGACGGGCGTCGTCCGCCGTACCCAGCTGGTGTTCGCTCAGGACGCGGAGGTCCGGCAGCACGTCATCGGCGGAATCATCCGGGGGCAGACCCACCGCCAGGTCGCGACCGACATCGCCCGGACGATCCTGACGGGCAAGGTGTCGCCGGCCGCCGCGGCGCGCATGGCGCAGGCGGGTTTCGCGGGCGACGTCGAGACCTGGAAGCAGATGGCGAAGGGCTACCAGATCCAGGTCGGCGGGTGGAAGGGCTCCGTCCGTGCCTACGTCGCCCTGACGGCCCGCACGATGCAGGCAGACCTGCACCGCGTCGGCATGGTGGTCCGGCTCCAGCAGAACAACATCAGCCACGTCCGCATTTCGCGCCACCAGCAGGACAAGGTGGACGAATGCACGCTCTACGCTGGGCAGGTCTTCTACGTCGGCCCGGGCGTGGATCCGCTCGGCTTCCCGTCCCTCCGCAGCATCCCGAACGGCGGGCCGCCGTGGCACCCGAACTGCGCGCACGTCACGGAGGCGTTCGTCGTGGGCGTGAAGCCCGAGACCGCCGTGAAGGCCGCCCTCGAGAACGTCCAGCGGCTTCCCGCCCCGGCGTTCGGCCGCACCGTCAAGGAAGTCCGCGAGCTCGTCGAGGTCCTCCGGAAGACCGGGAAACTCGACGGCATCGCGCCGAAGGGCTCCGCCGACATCAAGCCCCAGCCCCCGAAGGAGGCCGCGTGAGCAACGAGACCGTCCTGCTGCACAAGGGCGACCGCTTCCAGTCCACCGGGCTCGGGAAGTTCGTCAAGGACATCCTGCCCCAGGGCGTGTTCATCCACCCCGACACGGGCCAGATCGTGGACTACTCGGACCCGAAGCGCCTCCAGGCGCTGGCCAACAACACGACGAAGTACCGCCGCGCGGGCAACAAGGTCCCGTTCCCGGACGGCCACAAGTTCGACGCGATGTCGAACCTCGGCGACTGGGACGAGGAGTTCATCGTCCGCGACGGCCGCCTGTGGGGCATGGTCAACCCGCGCGGCAAGGACGTCGAGGAGCGCCTCGCCAGCGGCAAGATCGACGGCGTCTCGGCCTTCATCAAGCGCAACGTGAAGGACGCGCTCGGCAACGTGTACCCGGAGGTCATCCTACACGTCTGCGCCACCGACTACCCCGTGATCCCCGGACAGGGCAGTTTCAAGGCCGTCGCGATGTCGCGCACGGGCGAGGAACTCCCCCTCTACCTGAGCAAGGAAATCGCCGAGGGCATGTCGCCCGAGGGAAAACAGAAGGAGGCTCCCATGTTCAAAGCCATCGCCCTCGCCCTCGGGATCGCCGAGGACGCCGACGAGGCGAAGGTCCTCGCCGCGATCAAGACGCGCGACGAGGAGCAGAAGACGGCCCTCGCGAAGATCAAGGCCAGCGAGGACGGGGCCGTCGCCCTGGCCGTCGAGCTCAAGGCCAACGGCCTGGAGCAGAAGGACGGCAAGCTGGTCAAGCTGGCGGCCCCGCCGCCGGCGGAGGACGACGCCGAGAAGAAGGCGCTGCGTCAGGAGAACGACCTCCTGAAGCTGGCGCGCGCGAAGGACAAGCTCGCCTTCGCCAAGTCGAAGGCCGAGAGCCTGATCAAGCTGGGCCTCGTCCCGCCCGCCCAGAAGGAGGCGCTCCAGAACCTCTTCGCCCTGAAGGATCAGGCGGAGGCCATGGCGCTCTCGGCCGACGGGAAGACCGTCACGGGCGTCCCGGTCGACCCCATCGCGCTCTTCGACGAGATCATGAAGAACGTCCGGAGCATCGTCGGCACCCCGCTCTCCCGCATGAAGCCCGCCGCCGACGGCGAGCCGAAGGAGAAGACCGGGGAGGAACTGGAGAAGGAAGGCGCGCAGCTCGCGCGCGAAGCCCAGGGGAAGAAGGAGACCGCCTGATCCGCCCGTAGCGGACCCGGCTCGCATAGCGGCCCGCGGGGCGGTCCCCGGGCCTGAATCAGAAGGAGAGAAGAATCATGAGCGCGAAGAACCAGCACCTGGGCGCGGACCAGCCCATCGGCCTGGGCCCCGAGGTCAGCGACCTGGCCTACAAGCCGTTCCTGAAGAACGAGTCGTGGTTCGTGCCGCACCCGGGCTTCATCATCGAGAAGGACTCCGAGGACGCGGGCAACACGGGGAAGGAGACGACCCTGCGCCCCGGCATGATCCTCGTCCGCGTCGAGACGGGCGGGAACAAGAACAAGTTCGTCCCCGTGGACCACTCGGACGCGCCCGTGGCGGCGTCGGTCGTCCAGGCCGTGATCCTGAACAAGGAAGTGAACATGCTCGGCCGGGACGGCGCGGTCGCCGACAAGCACGGCTCGGGCATCATCGGCGGCGTCATCGACGAGAACGCGATCATCCTCGTGGACGCGCTCTACATCGAGGAAGTGAAGGCGGCGCTGCCGCTCTGCCACTTCATGAAGCCGGCGGTGTAACGCCGGCCACGGCGACCCGGGCCAACCCGCACGTCGCGGGCGCCCCGACCTTGGGGGAATGAAAGGAAAGTCGCGATGAACGGAATCGAACTGCTCCGCCAGGAGAAGCTGACGGGGATGATCAAGGAATTCGACGCCGAGGACCTCTCGCTGAAGAAGGCGGGCGTCCTGGCCGTCGAGAACGAGCCGGGCGAGACCTTCAGCTGGGACATCCAGCGCGTCCCGCGCGGGATCCCGGGCTTCCAGGGCGACCACTCGCCCGCCAAGCCCCAGAAGCTGACGGGCATGGGCCAGCGGTCGGCCAAGCTCGGCAAGGTCTTCCTCTCGAAGAACCTGAAGGCCAGCCTCTTCAACCAGCTGCGCCAGCCGGGCAGCGAGGTCACGATGAAGGCGGCCGAGTCGAAGATCGTCCTCGAGGAGCGCGAGATGGCGGCCTCGATGGACCGCCTGGAGGAGTTCCTGATCGCCAGCGCGATCCAGGGCTCCATCGAGACGACGGTGGACGACCTCGAGATCGAGGCCATCGACTTCGGCATCCCGGCCGACAACGTCTTCGCCTACAACGGCGTGGGCGATCTGGGCACGGGCGACTGGCTCGACCCGTCCACGGACCTCGTCGGGGCCTTCCGGAAGTTCCAGAAGGCGGCCCGGCGCGCGGTCGGCAAGCGGCTCGAGGTCGGGGTCATCACGGACCTCGTCCAGGAGGCGATGCTCAAGAACGAGCATTACGTCCGCATCATGCGGTCGACCGCGGCGGGCGTGGCGGCCCTGGAGTCGGGCGAGATGGGCCCCTTCATGGGCATCAAGCGGTGGGTCGTGGTAAACCACGCCTACAAGAACGAGGCCGGGGACGACGTGCTGTACTTCCCCGAGAACCTCGCGGCCTTCCTCCCCGCCGCGTCGACGGACTGGGGCTCGCTGGTGTACGGCAGCGACCTGATCCCGAAGGACGAGGGCGACGGCTTCAAGGAAGTGCAGGGCCGCTACTCGTACTCGGAGATGCAGAAGAACCCCGCCGGGATCACGCTGTACGGCGGTCTGCGCCTCCTCCCGGTCATCAAGAAGGCCGGGTCCATCGTCAAGGTGACGGTGACGGCGGCCTAGTCGAGAGACCAACGGACGGTCGTGGGGGTCCCCGAAAGGGGGCCCCCCGGCCCTCCCTGGAGAAGAGATGGCCGACGAACCGGACTTCCTGATCGCGACCGCCGGCGCGGAAGACGCGAACTCTTACCTCACGCTCGAAGAAGCCAACGAGCGGATGAACGAGTTCGAGTCCTTCGACGCCTGGGACGCTCTGGAAGACGACGTCCAGGCCCGGCTCCTGATCAAGGCGGCTCGCATCGTGGACCGCTACCGCCCGTGGGGCAAGCGCCACGACGACAACCAGCGCCTCGCGTTCCCGCGCGAGATCGACGGCGACGGCATCATCCCCGACGCCGTGAAGCGCGCCGTCCTCGAGTACGTCGACTTCCGGCTGCTGGACAGCGACGGCTCCCTGAACTCCCTGAAGGACCTCCAGGCCGAGGGCGTGACGCAGCAGTCGATCCTCGGCCAGTCGACCTCCTTCGAGAAGGAGACGAGCCAGTTGCCCGCGGGCGCGCGGCGCGAGCTCGACAAACTCGGCACCTACGGAGGCCTCGGGACCACGAACAGGCCCTACCACTGCGGAGAAGGCGGCGACAGCCCGATCTTCGGATGAACGAGAACCTCTACCGGGACACCGTGACGCTGCGGCGGCCGAAGGGCATGGCCGTCGACGGAGCGGTCACCTACGAGATCGTCCTCGGGGACGGCGATCTCCCGGTGCAGGTCCGCTGCCACCTGGAGCAGCGCGGCCGCCGGACGTTCACGACGCAGGGCACCGAGATCCGCTCCGACGCGACCATCCTCTTCCGACAGGTCCCGGGCCGCGAGATCCGCGTCGACGACATCGTCGTGGACCAGAGCGGCGCCGCGTGGAAGGTCGTGAGCCTCGACGTCCAGAAGGTCCTGTTCGGCGGCCGTCGCCTCGGGCGCGCCGACCTCCAGGCCACGACCGAACCCGTCCCGCACGACGCGGAGGTGAGCGGGTGAGGGGCCACATCATCACGATGGACGCGGCCCGGCTGCGCCAGTCCAGCCTCGAGATCGAGAAGGTCCTCGACGTCGCTCTGGACGACGTCCTGAAGGCCACGGGGCAGGCGGTCGTCGAAGTCGCGAACGACATCAACTCCGACGCCCAGCAGCGGATCAACAACCGCTCGGGCGATCTCTCGCGGGCCGCCACCGTCGAGGACGTCGTCTTCACCGACGACGAGATCTCGGCGCTCTTCGGCTTCAACAGCATCCACGGCCGTCAGACCGACAAGGGCGGCCCCATCCTGCCCAGGCACGGCCGGATGCTCGCGATCCCGCTCGACCCGATCCTGACGGCGCGCGGGGTCTCCCAGTACCCGAGCCCGAGGGCCGAGCCCGGCCTCTTCGTCCTGAAGCTCTGGGGCAAGGTGTTCCTCGCGAAGCAGATGGGCAAGGGCCCCGAGTCCATCCAGCTGCACTGGCTCCTGACGCCCCGGGTCGATCAGCCGGGGACGAAATACTTCACCGCCGCCGTCGAGGGGGCGCTTCCGGATATCCCGCGGCGAGTCGGGCAGCGCGCGGCCGATGTCCTGGCCGGCGGGGGTGTCGCGTGAGCGCGAACGCCGTCGAGCTCAGGGGCTTCGAGGAGGCGCTCTGCGCGTGGCTCGTGGAGAACTTCAAGTTCTCGGGCGTCGACCTCGCGAGCATCCCGCTCGCGGTCGGTCGGACGTTCTTCGCCAACTTCATGCCCGAGGCCGATGCCGTGGCCGCGAGCAACGCAGGCGCGGCTCTGCCCTTCGACTCGAAGAAGGAGCCGGCGATCTGCTTCTACACGAGCAGCAGCCCCGGCGTCCGGGCCAGCGCCTCGCGGTGGGTCAAGTACGAGGCCAACCTGCTGATGCACCTGCGGGTGGTCGGGTCGCAGGAGCGCGCGAAGAAGCTGCTGGAGGAGGTCTTCCAGTTCCTGCTCCGCCGGGTCAAGGGCAAGCGGGTCGGGACCTTCCAGGTGAAGGCCGCCCTCCCTCAGCAGCGGCCGACGTCGTTCCAGCGGCAGGCCGACGACCGCGCCTACTCCCAAGCCAACGTCCGGTTTTTCTACGTCGCCTTGAACGCCTGAACAGGAGGAAGCCATGTCCGACGTGAACGTCCGCGCGTCCGATCCCCGCAACCTGCTGGTCGTCGAGCGCGCGAGCCTCTGGCTCCGCAACAAGGGGTCCTCGGACCCGGCGGACTGGCGCGAGGTCGGCTGCATCCTGGACGCCGAGTTCGATCCGCAGGAGGAGCGGAAGGAGCATGTCTCGAACCGCCGCGGCGCGGCCGTGGTGGACCGCGAGATCATCACGAAGCGCAAGCTCGGCCTGGGCTTCCGCCTGGAGGAGATCAACCTCCACAACCTCCAGTACATGTTCGGCGACGGCGAGGACGCCGAAGCGGGCACGGTGGACATGAAGGAGTCCTACATCAAGGCCAACCCGGGGAACGGCCAGATCATCGACCTCGGCCACACGGACATCAAGAACGTGATCGTGCGGTCGGTCGCGCTTGACGGGGCCGAGACGACCTACACCGAGGGCGCGGACTACACCGAGAACCTGGCCTCGGGCCAGCTGACCATCGGTGCGGGGGCCCTGGCGGACGCGGACGTCGTCCCCGAGGTCCACGTCTTCTTCGAGAAGGAACTGGAGGGGCAGGTCTTCCGCCTCTTCCCGGGCCAGGAGATCGAGGTCGAGGCGCAACTGCAGATCCTCGGCGAGGGCGGGACGCCGCAGGTCTTCCCCATCCCGAGCGCGGTCCTGAAGGTCGCCGGCCCGATCACGTTCGGCAACGGCGACACCTTCCAGAGCGTTCCGATGCGCCTCGAGGCCATGGGCAACGCCACGGGCCAGCTGGGCACGGGCGTCGTTGTCAACGAAGGCGAACTCGACTAAGCGCCGACCGGGGTGGGCGGCTGAAAGGAGACGGGTATGCAGGACATCATGGCGAAGACGCCGGACGCGCTCGCAAACCGCGAGCGGATCGTGCCGCTGGTGGACGGCGGCTCGATCATCGTGCGGCGGTGGAACTGGGCGCGCGAGGTCGCGGCCCTCAAGCTGGTGGTCGGTCTTCTCGGCAAGATCGACCTCGACAGCCTCGGCGGGAAGAACCCCTTCGCCACCATCGCCGAGATGGTCGGGGCGCTGGGGGACAACATCCTCCCGCTCGTGAAGCTGTCCCTGGACGGCGACGACTCCGCCCAGTGGGACGCGTTGTCCCCGGTCGACCGCATGGAGATCCTCGTGGCGATCTACGAGATCAACCGCCTCGGGGACTACGCAAAAAAAGTTCAGGGGGCCTGGAGAGCGTTTCGGCCGAACGCGACGGCCGCCGAGAAAGCCTCCCCATAGAGAGCGCCCTCGGACTCCTGGCTTCCCATGGGCTTTGCAGTATCGCGGAGGTCCTGGACTGGAACGGGCAGTGGACGCGTGAACTGGTGGAACTGATGCTCGCCGTCGCTCTGGAACGAGAAGTCGCCGCGAAGCGGACGATGTTCGAGGCCTTCCTGGCGGCGGCCGGGAGCCTGTTCTCCAAGGACGGGCCGAAGGCCTTCATCGACTCGATCCAAAAGGCCCATGACGGCGTCCGGAAGCTTCAGCGCATGAGCCGCGGCGAGGACGTCCAGCTCGTCGACGAGCGGAAGAAGAAGGCCGCTCAGGACCTGATTCGAGGGCTCGGCGGATTCGCCCCAAAGATCAGGAGGCCGAAGCCGTGACGCTGGCCCTGCTCACCCTACTTCTTTTCCGCAGCTTCCTTCCGGAGCTCGTCGCGGTGCCGCTTCAGGCACGCCTCGCCGTCGCAGTCGGCGGTCGTCTTCGCCTTCCAGACCTCGCGGTGGAACCGGACGGACTCCATCCACCGCAGATCTTCGAGGATCGAGCGGATGGCGGCGGAGTCGTTCGGCTCCTGGCGGGTCGTGGCGGCGTTGCCCACGGCGCACAGCACGCCGACGGTCATCAGGACCAGAAGCGCAGCGGCCAGGGCGGGATGGATCTTCATGCTCAGGCCCTCCAGCAGGTCGAAGTATACCCCCAGCTGAACGGAAGGGGGAACTGTGGCGGGTGACTTCCAGGCCGGCTCCATCGTCGTCGCCCTGAAGGCTCAGGTCGAGGACCTGAAGAAGGGCTTCGCGGAGGCGAAGGCGACGGTCAAGGACTTCGGCATGGGCATCCAGGAGACGGCCACGACCGTCACCCGGGGCGGCCAGTCGATCGCCATGACGTTCACTCAGACCGGGACGGCCGTCCAGCAGGGTGCCGTGAAGGCGAAGGAGGCCGCGAAGACCATCGGGGAGGGAGTCCAGGAGGCGGCGAAGAACGTCGGCGCCGCCGGCCAGTCCATCAACAACACGTTCTCCAAGGTCGAGAAGGACACGGGCAAGTTCGCGGCCCGGTTCGGACGCTTCGCGAGCCGGATGCTGACCCTCCAGTTCGCGTTCTCGGGGCTGGTCAACGCGGCCGAGAAGGGCCTCGGCGGCTACCGGAAGGTCCTGGAGTCCGCGTCGGTCGGGATGAACACCTTCATCGGGGTCATCAGCGTCCTGCCGACCAAGACGGGCTTCATCGTCGGCGCTCTCGCGGCCCTGACGACGGCCGTGATGCGCTTCCTCGCTCCGACCCAGGAGGCCATCGACGCCCTGCGGACCATGTCCGAGGTCGCGCTCGAGGTGGATCGCGTCCTCAACACCAGAGAACGCCTGTTCGGCCGCGTGAAGGAAGCCGGCGGAATCCTTGGAAGCGATCAGGCGGACCTGAGCCGTGAGCGCGTGGACGCCGCCCGCGCGACGCTGGATGCGCTCCTGCGCGCGCGCGAGGAAGCGCAGGCGAAGCGGTCCAACCTGAAGTCCCAGTTGAGCGAACTCGAAGGGGCCCCCGGCCTCCTCCAGGACTCGAACCTCATCGCGGCCACGAGAAGCCAGATCGAATCGCTGGACCGCCTGCTGGAGAACATCCCCGAGAAGATCGAGGAGATCCGGAAGGGCTTCGGGGAGTGGAAGACCGAGGCCGGGGTCGAGCAGGTCCGGAAGGACCTCCAGGAGATGAACGCTGCCCTCCAGGCGGCCGCCAAGAACGGCGACATGTTCCTCCGCCTCGGGCTGATCCAGCCGCTCGAACGGTTGCAGTTGGAGGCGGGGCTGGCCGAGCAGCACCTGAACGACCTGATCGCCAAGCAGCAGGAACTGAATCGCATCAAGCCCGGGAAGGGCAACGAACTCTCGACCTCCATCTCCGAGGCCGCCAACAAGGCCTTGGAGGCTCGGCGTCAAGCCGCGCGCGGTGTCGAGGTCGACCGTATGGCGCAGAACTTCTCGGGGGCCATCGGCCAGGGCAT